GTTTCCATCTTCAAATAATACTCTGTTCTCTGCATCTCTAGTTGAGTCTTCCAACAAGAAATTATCTGTTGGTTCTGAAGTCATAACAATGATTGGTCTGAATGTAGAATCCATTGCACTGTTTACAGTGTTCTTAACTGCGACCTCACCAAATACAACGTGTCCTGCAGGGTGGAGTAGGTCTTTTACAATACCTCTCCATTTGTTAATTGACTCTCCGACCTTGACAACATATGAGTGAGTTTGATATAGTAAACCGTCTTGGACTCTTGATGCGTTTGCGTTAAGTGTTCCATAATCTCCAACTATCTGTTCTTCAATTATACCTTCACCTGCGTACAATCCTCTACCGTTAAAGTTATTACCCTTTATAGTATAGAATGAATCAGCTGCGTTGAATGTAACTTTCTCGTTGTCATAGAACTGACCGTCTAAATCTCTATAAGTTAGAATGTGTCTATCTGCATCATATGAAACAACTTTTGCAGTAGTTCCTGATAGGGTTCCAGTAATAACCAAATCCCTTAATAGATTGGCACTAGGTGTCTTAATGAGTATATTAAAATATGAACTCGAAGAAACTAAACCATCATAATTAAAGTGATTGCCTTGGTCTGTAATGTTTATTGAACCAACACCACCAATATCATCTGAGTATGCGAATAGTTTTGCACCTGTTCCTGAAGATACATTATGTTGAACAATTGTTCCTGTAACTGCTGATGGATTAGCAGTAATAACTTCACCGACAGCAAAAACACCAGTGTGGGTTGGAAGTCTTTTAATTATAAGTCTATTGTTTTCTGTATCAATACTAGAGATAGTTCCTTTTGCAGTACTCGTACCACCTGTAACAACTTCCCCTGCTGTAAATCCTGAAACATCACTTAAGTAAATATAACCGCCTGGAAAAACTTTTGGTATCTCTGTAAATCTTCCACCGTCTCTCATTAAGATACTTCTTATTCTTCCGTCATCTGAATTATAGTCAACAACACTTCCGTCTTCGTATGTAACTCTGTTGTATTCAGTATAAAGTTCTACTAATTGACCAGCTGTCAATGCAGTTTGGAATGTGACTCTATCATTTTGCCAAGTGTAATCTGTAGTAGGTGTTTTTAATACTCCGTCAACATATACATCTACTGAGTTGTCATTGAATATAATGTAATGACTATTATCGTCTTTGACTCCTGGCCCACCAATAAGTGTTTTACCTGAAGACGGGTTATTAATCATAGCTGCAGTCACAGTAATTTCATAATGTCCAAATACAGACCCACCTTCTAGTAACATTTCATCACCAGTAGAACCAATAATTGCCTCTGCGTTACCACCGACTCCGTCTTCGAAGACAATCATATCTCCTGCTTCGTAATTTATGCCTGGCGTTTCAATCATAATCTCTTTGATTGAACCTTCAGTTAAACCATTAACTTTTGATTTTGTTTCTACTGTATCTGTATCTAATTTAGAACCAGTAATATTGATTAAGTGGTTTAATGAGTATAATGAACCATAAGGATTTGGATTTGTTTCTAATAATAATCCTGCACCGTCTTCTAAAAGCAAATCACCGTCATCATCATGTTGTAGATAAGTTGAAGAACCTGTAATCACGTCTGATATGATACCGTTGACTGTTCCAGTTAGGGTTGTTATACCGTCACGGTCAAGTATTTTAATTGTTGAACCTTCAGTAAAAGTTCCAACATGATTGTTCATAATCTCTAAACTGTATAGTCCAACAGTTGCATTATCAACAAAAACGTTTTCTATAACTGCTTGTGCTTCTATTGTAATTCCAGTAGATGCGTCATATTGGGTTATCTTATCGTTTGCTTCAGGAATACCATTTGGTATGTTAACTCTCATTCTTCTCTGTTGAGAGTATCCTGATTCACTCACATGAATTGTTTCATCAATAGGGTGTCTTATTGTTGCATCTTGTTGATACAATATTCTCATTAAGAATTGTACTGATTCTGCAGTACCTTTTTTCTTATAGAGGTCTTTAATATTTTTTATTGTTAATCGTTTATTTTTTACAGATGCCAAATCGATTGAAGGCATAAAGTCTTGTTGGAAGTAATCTAAGAAATCTTCTGTAGTTTTATCAATATCAGAATAGTCTAGTAGTCTATTACTTGCAAGAATACTATTTTCTTTATAAGATTTAACTACTGCAGTTTGGTTAGATTTTCTTCCTGTAACCGTCTCACTTGATGCGAAACCATTACCTGAAATAGATTTGAGGTATAGTGTATTGCCGTTGATTACCTCAATTTTCGCAACGGACTTACTTGTATTACCGACAAGATACTCTCCTACTTCTAAAGGGTCTGCATCAGCATCAGGGTTATTCGAGGTTCTCTCGTATAAGATTTTTGATGAATCTTCATCGGGCGAAGGCGATACGGTAGCGCTCTCATAGAGAGCACTACCAGTACCATCTTCTAGTTGTAAACTGTCTATATCGCTTTGACTTGAAAGTACTAATACTTCCGCCTCAAGAAACTCAAAATATGCTTTTAGGAATGCTTCAAATGCAGGTGATTCTTCTCGTAAATACTCAGGGAGCAACGATGGAATCCTGTATGAGAGTCTATCCTTAAGATATTTGTCATGCGACATATTAGTTTCCTATACTATTAACTGATTGTTGAACCAGTGTTGGAAAGTATAAACCATTTGCTTCCGTTCCAATACAGAATCGCAGTTTCACCGATAGCATTGAACAATATTGTATCAAAACTAGCTGAAGCTGGACTTGTAATAGTAACAGTCGCAGTATGACCACTTCCATGTACTGAAGAACAATACATGACTTTCAATTGACCAGTATCTGTACCGTTATCAAGTGTAGGTGTGATGTTACCTGAAGCTGCTGAGAGACTGAAATCAGTCGCAAAGGAACTTGCAAGGTTAGTCGCACTTGTTGATACAACAGTAATATCGTCAACTGCTAAGTGAGTTGGGATATTTTCAAATATCTGACCAATGGTCATTTTTTTGTTTACAGGTGTGCCGCCTGGATTGTCCACAATGTGTAACAAATCATCTGCACCGATGTCAGCGTCTGCTACTTGTGTTAATGCACTTATTTTCTTATCTGCCATTTTTGTTTTCTCCTATAAAAACCAAGTTAATGGGATGCTACTCTGAGCATGGAACCTACCATCTCAGACCACCTTATACATAATTAATATGTAGAGGAAGACGTAGATTTAAAACCTACACCTGCACTACTTTCACCACTTGCGATGGTGTCTACTTCACCGACAACCTTAACATCGGAAGTCGAAATATCAATTAAGATACCTCGTGTCGCAACAACATCGTTTCCGTTAGGTATCATGGTGAAGTCAATCGTTGAGTCAACATTAACGGTAGACGTTATGTTAATCGCATTGATTGTAATTAGTCCTGTCGAATAGTCAATTGTTCCTGCAGTACTATTCGTATAAATTCTTGTTGACCCTGAGAGATAATATTCTCTTAAGGTTCCTTTTCCGTCATCATCAAAGTAATGGATATTGGTTGCATCTCCTAATGAGTAGAAACCAGTTGTAGTTGTTATACCACCATTATCTGCGTTATAACCTGCAGTAGGGTTATAGAATCCATTTCCAAATGTGTTAATGTATCCTAGCAATTGGCCAGGCCTAACTTCCATTTTCTTACTAAGTCTTACATTCGTGGTATTACTTAGTATCGCAGAATTAGACTCGTCAATTGCATTAACTAAGTTTGAATGTCTAAACACGGAATCGAAGTTTGTTAGATTTGTTGTATCAAACTTACTAATTGCATTAGACACCACTGTTTCTAATTCTCCTGAAGATAAAGTAGTTGCCCTTTCGTTGTATTTGAAAGTTGTAGATAAAAGAATCTTAATAATTTCTGCATCTACAATTTCAGGTCTTACTGTTAACATATTTAATGCATTTAATCTAGACTTGATTGCAGACTTTTCTGAACCTGAAAGATAATCTGAGTTTAATGGTTTGATTGCAAGGAATACTTTTCCGTATTGTGGTGGGTCATTATCTTCACCACCCCACACTGCAACTGCATCTGCATTTGGATAATACTCTTTAACCTTTGCTTTGTAGTCATTAAGTGTTACCAATCTATTTTGTGAAGTATAGAACTTTGTTGCTTTAAACTTTATTGAATCTATATCTTCTTTCTCTGTACCACCTTGTGCGTTAGAAGTTGTCGTGATAGTAGAATGTGTATAACCATTTACTGCACTTATTTGTGAGAACGTTTTAATACCATTACAATGAACCGTATCAACTATAATGTAGGTTGCAGTAATAACGTCTCCGTCTTTAAGAGCGGCACCTAGTGTTCCGTCACCAAAGTAAATCTCTACGAATCCATCTTCGTTTTCTTGCGTGTAATAAACTTCAGAAGTTGTTTTAATGTCTGATACGTCTGTTGCTTCAGTATATGAAGATGCTATTCCATCTGAGTTAACTGATATTTGTAATTTTGACTTATCAATTCTTGAGTTAGACAGTACAAATTTTGGATTCATTGTTTGACTATCAAATATAAATTGGTCTGTTGCATATGTTCCTTGTACTAAATCAACACTTGCGTAGTTATATGTTGAACCATTCTGAGATGGTTTGACTGTATTAGGAACTACAAAGTTATAGTTAATACCATCAAAATTTGTTTCAAAAATACTTCCTCTTTCCAATTGCATTTCACTAACTGTCGGATAGCTTCCATCTACATTTCTAACGTTATTGATTGCAATGTCCACGATTGCAGCTGCACACTTTTCTGTCGCAGGTACGAATCCTAAATCCTTTGCACGAGACACTACGTTCTTTCTGATTTGGGCAGAATCTAAGAACAGTTCACTACCTGCAATGTTTGTATTTACTGCACCAATATGTGATGCATATGCGAGTAGGTCTACTAGTACCGACATAGTAGAACCTTCAAAGTTATAGTCTTTTAATTTATCTTGACCTTGTAGATATGCTTTTAGATTTTCTCCAATATCATCAAAGTCTAAATCGGTAACGTTTATTTGTGAACTCTTAATTGCCATTTTATCTTGCCCTTGTTAATGTCATTTCTATTGCTTGGTTAGCAACACCGTTTTTAATTGAATAGTGTACTTGTAGACTTACTTCATTTCTATCTACTCCATTGATACTCACCCTGACTCTATGGATTCTTGGTTCAAATGTAGTTAACATGGAAACAAGTCTCTGTTTTACTTTTCTAATTCTTCTATCTGAAGTTAGTTCAAAAAGCAATTCTCTTATTGACCCACCAAAGTTTGGTTTGAATGGTCTTTCATAATGATTAGTTAATATAATGTTCTTAACAGCCCTTTTTACTGCTTCTGCATCGGTTCTCACAACAACATCGCCAGTCTGAGGGTGTTTTTTAAAAAGCAAGTCTAAATCTGCATATGCTTTTTCTGAGATTGCAGTCTGTTTACTAGTATTGGTTATATCTATTGCCATATATCTATTTATACTTCTCCTACAACTAAATTAAATCTTAATTATAGAAACAGACGCTCCTTCTATCGGTGCTGTATCAAATGTTACCGTGTTGCCAAAAATTGTTACTCCACTTCCGTGTTCGTATTCAGTGACAAGTGGATCGCCTGCGTTAGGTTGCCCTTCAGGAATTTTTCCTGCTGTTACAAATGCGTGAACTGTTCCTGTTCCACTACTAACAGAATATTCTGTTTCTTCTCCATCTCCTGTTGCAAATGAACTTCCCTCGTCACTTGAAAGGTACGGGACTCCATCCAAAACCACAGTGTTATCTGAAATAGGTTTAGTGTCTTTCTTAGTTTCTACTACAACTGCAGTTATAACACCTGCAATCGCTGGAATTTTTAAATCAATACTCATAGGCATACCGATTAGTTTTAGGAAGTCACACCATGTTAGGAACATTATCTCAAAAATTGAACCCAGTCCTATTGCACTAAGAAACTTCTTAACTATCTTAACCCAATCAAACATTATCTTCTTATGCCAATTCATTTTGAAGTCTTCTAGTGCTAAAAGGATTTCTGAAATTTCTTCTTCGATTGAGGCCGTAGTCGATTCTATATCAACACCTAAAATATCTTTTATACTAAAACCAAAAATACTGAGTCCTAGTACCTTTTCTCTAATTAGACTTCTAAACTTGCCACCTTCTTCTAATAACTTATTTTCTAAATCCTTTTTCTCTAGTCGTAATTCCTCTAACTCTTCCAATTTTTTAAAATAATCTTCATCAGATATATCAGGGTCTGCTAATTCCTCTTTTAGTTTATCCATTTTATCATTTAGTTTACCAATATCTGTTTGTAAACTTTCTTTTAGTTCTTCCCACTCGTCTTTTAGAGTCTGTATAGCAGAGTTTACTATTTTCGCAATATCCATACTCATAATGTCGGTCAGAAGTTGAATAGGTGTATCAGGTAAACCTAACAGTTTCCAAATTTTATCAAAGATACCGATTAATTCTTGGAAAATTGCCATCATCGTATTCTGCACATACTTCTTAATTTGAGTTTTGATGTAGTTGTAAATTATCTTTGCCTTTGCCTTATTATCAACTACACCATACTCACCATCAAATTGTCTGAACTCTTCGGGAACCAGTTGCCAAAATTTATCAATAAATTTATCTTTTAGTTCAGAGATGTCACCAATATCTCCCATTAAGGCTTTCTTCTTTTCAGCTAATGCTTCCAACTCTTCCGTTTTCTTTATATGGTCTTCCATACTAATGTCGGGGTCTGCTAATTCTTCTACTAGTTTGTCTATCTCCTCACTAATCTTTTTTATTTCTTTGAACTTCTCTGCTATTTCTAAATCAAAACTCTTACCTGAAATTTGGTCTATCAACTCTTGTTTATACGCAGGAGAGGTAATCAGTTTTAGGATATCAATCTGTATTCCCAAAATTGGAACTGAAAAATTAAAGGGAACTATAGAAGAAATGATTTCTGCAATCTTTGTGGGAATGTATGTGTGAAACTCTTGAAGTAATTCTTCAAAGGCATCTCGTGCCTCTTTTTGCCAGTCACGATTTGGGCCTTCTTTATTCCAATATGGAGATAGTATATCTGCAAGTGTATCAACAAACTCTTCAACAGTTTCTGAAACCTCATTAACCTGTTCTTGTATTACACCTTCGATTTGAGTCTTGATAAAATTTTCTTTATCATCTATCTCTTCTAATATTGCAGCTGTTTCTTCTTCTGTTAAGTCGGGGTCTTTTAATTTCTCGTATAAGTCTGCAATTTCCTTTTTCCTTTCTGCCTTCATCTCTAGGACTTTTCCCTGCATTTGGCCAGGGATTGCAGCCATTTTATTAAATGCGTTTACGATTTCGTCTTTTGTGGGTAAGGAAAATATATCCCCTTCAGGACACGCTAGTGCTGAGGGAATTTCTGCCTCTACGGGTTTAACTTCACTTGTTTCAGTCATAATTATGAGTTCGGTTTAAATTCAGGTGCTAAGACCTTCACGTGCTCTGCAGCTGATAAGGTTAGTTTTTTACCAACTTCAATGTCAAGATTTCCATTTATATCAATCTTACCGTCACTAAGAGATTTGAGTTCTAGTTTTCCTATGGTTTCAATTTTTGCATCACCAAGAACTTTAATCTCAACCTTTCCACCAATAAACACTTCTTCGTTTCTACAAATAATAGTGTAGTTGTCATTAACAACTCTAGTTACCTGAGAACCATCAGGGTGAATCTCCTGAAAGGTTCCTGACCTATGTGCTATTGCAAGTCTTTCAGCACCCATTGTATCGTCCATTTCTAAAACATGACCCGACTCTGACTGTAAAACTTTGTTGTAAGGGTAGACTGGTTTTGCAGGAGATTTTATTTCCTTTTTACTAAGAAGTCTATCTTTTGGTATGGTTCTTTCTTTCAATAATTCAGCAATATCAACTTCATCATCACTTCCAGCAAGTTTAGCTAAATCTGACTTGTCCGTGTATAAAGGATAAAAGGGTAAATTATCTTCAGTTATTTCAGTGTCCGTTATTGTAGAACCTACTCCTGTATATTTAATATCCAAAGTGAATAATGGTCGTGGGGTATCGTCTGCAAGTAGTCCTACTCCAGCAGTAAGACCAAAGTTCCTTTTACTAGCGTGGTCTGGCTCTGCCCCATCGGGTGTTCCGTCATAAGTTGTGTCTGCAGATGCAATTCCCGTTATACCACCAACGGTCATTTCCTTATCCCCATGTGTAGTTAACCGTCTTGGGTCATTGAACCCCTTTTCAACCTGTCTTTTGATTTTTTTACCAAGTGCATCTATTTTGTAACCACCTGCAGGTATTCCTGCAGTAGAACCAATGACCACTGGTTGTTGACATTTTTTTCCGTCTCTAAAAAATAGAATTACCGTAGACCCTTCTACGAGTCCGTGTTGAGTTCCGAATCCTGATAACCCTGCAGAAGTTGTTGGTAACATAACTTGAGCCCATGGCAAGTCAGGTGATGCAATTTTCTGTTTATCATCTGTATGGATTCCATGTACACGAACACGAACTCTACCAACCTTTAAAGGGTCTTGTCTATCTTCAACTATTCCGTAATATATTTCCATGTTAGTCCGCCTCATAGCTGCCATCAGATTTCTCAATAAGAGTTTCTATTTCTTCTAATGTAATTTCTTTTGCAAAACTTTCTTTAATACATTCTAATTGTAGAGACCCGTAAAATCCAGGCACTTGAAGATTACCAGTAAGACATGAATCTACAACTAAGTACCTATTATCATTTATTGGATCTGTATTGTCCTCACCTCTTGTTACTTCAGGTTCGGGGATATTCATTTTAATAACATCACCTGCTG